ATCTATGCAAGTCAGATGCAAGTCAAGATATTTCAGAAACACCGTAACTGCGTTGCTTTGAGCGTTTTATTAGCTGATTCGTAATCAGCAGATCAGGGGTTCGAGTCCCCTCAGTAGCTCCAGATAAATACCTTGTAACTACGTTGTTTTCAGCGTGTTTTACAAGGTATTTATTTTTCTTTAAGTGCAAGAAAAAACATAAAAAAACAATAAAAAACAAAAATGTGCAAGTCAAGATGCAAGTCAAAACATTTGTTTTTAATCTGATAAAAACAAAAGCGGGCAAGGAATTAACCTTGCCCGCTAATTTTATATCTATTCACTTTTTGACATCTGCTTTAATACTTGATTGCCGTATACGGTCAAGCCTGTTAACAATACACCTTGTATTACTCCGCTAATATTAATGCCAAGCAAGAAAATTGAAAGTCCTACGCCGAACCCAAGCAAAATAATTGGTATATACTTATCGGGTATTTTTTCAATTCCTTTTATAATCATACCAAGTATGTACAGCACAGGAACAAGAATAAGTCCGTCTTGCGTAATAAAACTTAATATGTTCACTTTTGTCCTCCTTTTTTATTTTCTATTATGCTTAATCTAGTTTCATGATTATTAATAATTTGTGCGTGGTCTTCTATTTTTTCATCTTGTGATTTGTTGTGTTCCCAAATACGTGCATGAGATTCAGTGTTTTTAAACGTCAAATCCTTTGCTGTTTCGCTGAATTGCTTAACACTACAATCAAGCCGTATTACTATAGTCGTAAATTTAATTGCTGCACCGACAAAGGTCGCCACAAACCCTACTAATGCTATGATAACTGTTACAACAGTCCACTCCATTTTAATGCTCCTTTACGTTACGCATTTTTCATTGCACCTCTTGTAAGTGGTCCTGCAAATCCATCAGCCAAAAGTTGCTTGCCATTTAGGTCTTTGTGTTCTCTCTGGAACTTCTTTATTGCTTCCGTTGTTATTGCTCCGCACCGTCCGTCAATTCCTGCGTTTCCAACGTTATATCCAAGTCTTGTAAGTTCCCATTGCGCCCATTTTACATCTTCACCAACATGACCTTTTGTTACTGCTCTTTTAGGTTCTTCATATGGATTTGTAGAAACGCTTTTAAATGCAAGTCCTTTGCTTTCAACAATGTTTGTAAATGACTTGTCCACAAAGAACAATTGCTCTGGCGGGAATGTGCCATGAGTTGTTGTAAGCACCCATTTGCCGTATGAGTTTTTTGCCCAGCCATTGCCCGCCATTTTGCCCTTGCCCACTGAAATATGGAAGTGATATCCGCTTGCACCGTCTGTGCCTTCTCGGAGTATATATGCGTTACGCTTAAAAGTTTGTCCAACCCTTAGAGTTCTTAAATCATCATCGTTAGGGTGCATTATAAGAATTGTTGCAAAGTCGGTTGTTCCATCTGCAAAGGTAACAGGTGATGTTGACTCAAGCCAGATTGTGTTTACTCCCTTATTGCCGACACCATAAATGCGTGCAACTTTTATTTCATCGCATGGGCAATAAAAATCGCCTCTGCCACAATCCTTTTCACCGTCATCTATCGGATAATCTTTTGGATTGCCTGTTGTGTGTGTTATGTGGGATGTTCTTCCATTATACGACTGTGTTATTCTCATTGTTTTAAGCGGGTATGTAAGAAAGTTACTCATTTTATTTCCTCCATTAAATCCATTCAGGTTTTTTAGGTGCTGCCATAGTTTCTGTTACATCTAACCACGCTTGATACCAAGTATTAAGCTCTGTTTTCTGTTCTTCGGTAAGCTTGTCATACCACGGTTGACCACGATTGATAATTGGGAAACATTTTGCTTGTCTTTCGTTTCTTAATCCTTGTAACTCTCCTTGTTCTATTAATTGCTGAATTTCTTCTTCTGACATACCATTCTTCCAACAATTATTTTTAAAGCCGTAAGTTGGCCCATATAACCCGTTAGCCCATTCGGTGGTTACAATGGTTTCGTTTCCTTTTAGTTCATAGTCACCGCCGTTTATAAAAGATGTTATAAATTTTCCAGTTTCTTTTTCTACTGCATAATACATTTAATCACCCCACATAAAACTGTATATTAGAGAGAGATGACCACACCTCTTTACCTATGCCGTCTGGAATACAGTATCCGTCGTCTTGCACGAATAATCTACCCATACCGCTACCTGTCAACATAGGAAATATAAGTCTTTTACTAGGTCTGTACCCCTCTGGTAATAAAAATGCAGGCACAAGAGTTGTTGAACCACCACTTATTAAGCCTTGCATTATAACAACTCCGTCTACTTTTTGGAATTGTCCATTCTCATAAGGTGCGTCATCTCTATTATGCCAGCCATTAAAATAGTTTAAAGATTTCCAACCATCCCCTCCGTAGGGAACATCGTTGAAAACAAGCCTATCTGCACTCAAATATATTGACGATGTTCCCGAGCCTCCTTGATTCGTAGATTTTTTGGCTTGTATAAGAATGGTGTTGCCTCTATACATCCCTTCGTCTGCTCTCGTCTGTTGAAACCTTATTGCTCCTATACCACTGTTCATATCACCAAATTGTGGCGGGTCATTTTGAGGAAGAGTATCTTTATCATAAAACAAAAGTCCCTGGCTATTCCAACCGAAGCTTTGCGTTGAATTTGCTATATTAGCAACATACCCTTTGATGTTAGTTCCGTCTATTGCTTGCGAACCGCTGAACGACCAATTTCCAGCAACTCCATCATGTTTTAAAGCGATAGAATACGAGTCACCTCCATCTTGAGAAAATCCTATACCTTCATAGTTCGCAACAAGGCACTTGGCATCGGGTGGGAGAACTGCATCGGTTCTGTCTGCTAAAATAAACCCATCGTTTATTCCATCGCCATTACTGTCTATCGGTCTAAATATTCCACCTTCTGAACCATTTAAAAAAGTCACGCTTTCTCTCACCTCCGACAACGCACTTGCGACCTCGTTTGCCACAGTGTCATCTGTGTATTTTGTTGCTATTGCAAAATCACCTTCTGTATATTCTCCTGTTTCTCTTGCGGTTTGGCATACATATAATTCTTGATTGTTAATCCATAAGTCACCGTTGTCATATGGCGTTGTTGGAGTTTCAAGAAAAACCCTACGCTTTGAGTCCGCAGTGTCTACCGCTGAATTTGCAAGTGCAAGAGATTCAACCGTATCTTGGTCTTGTACTTGTTCCCAACTGTACACACTATCGGCAACCTTAAATCTGTATGCATAGCCTGTGTTGGTGTCGTAATATAAATCACCAACGTGCATGGAAAAATCCTCCCACGAATTAGCAGGAGGATTTGAAAGAGAAGGAGCACCGCTATAGAACCATATTTCTGCTTTACCGTCTATTGAGGTCTGCACCGCCTCAAACTGAGATGTAACTGAATTTGTGAAGTTAGTCAATTCGTTGTTAACTTTGAAAATCTTATCTTCTGCAAGCTCTATGTTTTTCCCCATTTCAGACAAGTTGTATTTCCGCTCTATGTCTTGGGCTGTCCTTACTCCGTTCATGTCTTGTTTCATTTAATCCCCCTCTTACCAATTTATATTTCCGTCTTGGTCAACGGTCATACCTAATTTAATCAATATGGTTTTCATCTGTTGATAGTTGATATCTTCTCTATTGTTCAGATATTCTACGATGTCGTTGTTTACGCTGTCATCGCTTGAATACTCTGTTTTATAAAGAATGAGTTTTGCTCCATAATCAGCATCTAAGTTATTAATATAATCAACAACTTTTTCTTTTCTGCTACCGCTTATAGATTTTCCAGAAGAGTATTTATCCGCTTTTAACTCGTTCAGGTCGCTTGTGTATTGCCTATAAGAGACTACATCGTTTGTTACAGCATTAGACACGGCGTACGATTCGGGGTTGTTGAACGCCCAATCGTATGCTTCTTTACTTTCGTCACTCTTAGAATAAGACTTGTAAGATACACCATTACTTTTTAGGAAGTCATATTTTTCTTTGTTCTTGGTCGCAAAGTCAAACTCTTCATAGTTCCCAAAATCGCTGTAATTGCTCATATCAACGGGTTTATCACGGTTTACAACATTGTTCACCATAATGTTTTTCTGCTTATCAGATACATTCATACTGTCGATATAATCAAATTTTTCATTGAGTTTGTCTTTATCCTTTAGTCCGCTTCTGTACTTCCAGTAATCGGCAATAGGGATATCAAGTTCTTTAAACTCTTCAATTTGCTTTTTCTTCAGTGGTGCACGCTCATTGTCAAAATAGTTTCTTGCGTTTTCGTTAGCGTACTGCCCGAATAAACTCGCCTGTATTCTGTTTTGCACAGTATCTTCAACAGGAAACCGCATATTACCGCTATCAGTATAAGAACCGCTAACTGACAAATCTTTGTCGAACATTTTTAAGCCGTTATAGGTCTTTTTAATCTGATTTCCACCCGTTGGTAAAGCAAGGTATTGGAGTTTTTTCAGCTCTCCTTTTACTGTACGCTCATTTCCATATTGGTCTTTATCGCCTCTGCCAACAGCTACAAAGTTAGGAATTGCATTTGTTAAAGGTATACGACCACCGCCAGATATTAAGTTTACATATGGCAAAGCATCACAAAGTTTACCAAACGCTTGCTTTAGATTGTCCGATACTGTATCATCACTATCATCGTCATCATCCCAACCGAAAGCTGTAATCATCATCTCTATAACATCGAAAGTTGGGTTATACCCTGCTATTGCCTTGAATGTTTGCCCGAACACATGAGTATATGCAAAAAGCTGACCTAATGTGAATGTCATTCCAGCCGCCATTTCAAGAGCGTTACCTTGTGCCACTTCTTTTGACTCATGATATGTGTCATAGAACATACTATATAACTGATTATTTACTTCTAATTGGAATTGAAATGCCATATTTATTAGTTTTGAGTTATATAACTGAGCATTTGCGCCCTTTGTTCTATCGCCCATAATGCGTGCCGCAAACTTGCCAGCCTCTGCGTGTGACTGTTCTTCGCTCATACCTTTTGCTTTTAATTCATAATATTTACTTCTTACAATTTGGTTTGAAGCGAAAGAGTCAATACCCTTCATAAATATAAAGCCTGCACCTTGCATTTTTTGCCATGCATTTTTGGAAAGCATATCAGTACCCATGCGTGAGGTTAAAAACTTATTTTTATCTGCAAAGCCATCCTTTACGAATATGTTTTTAACGGCATCCGCCGTGCCTTTCGCTAATGCCAGCTTATTTGTTTTTGATGCAGCTTGCACAGGAGCTATTAAGTTGGTCAATGGAGAGGAAAGATTGAAACCTACCATATTAGCTCCGACTTGTTTTCTTACTTGGTCAAAAAACGAGAAAATTGTTCTGCTTGCCAGTTCTTCTGCTACACGGTCAGCCGTATTCTTCTTGCCCGCAATGTTGTTTGTCCATCTGCGAACCCATGCAGCATAGCCAGACAAATGATTATCTTGAATTTTTTTAGATCGTTCTTGCTTTAATTCTTCTGAAAGATTTTCAAGGTTGTTAAATTTTTTGTCTTGCCCGAAAGTTTCTCTTATGGTTTCCTCAAATGCCCTGCCTCTTTGGATGTCCTCTGTGTGAAATATTAAGTTTGAAATTCCTCCAATATATCCGTCAATTCCCGTTATGGCATCGTATGTTGTTTTTGTGCCTGTTCGTGGCTGCATATTTGCAAAATAATTCTTTTGAGGAGTCCAAAACTCCGTTAACCCGTTGATGTCTGTCGGCAAGTTGTTTTCTTGCATATTTTGAGAGTTAAAAGGAATGCCATACATTGAGAAAACATCTGTAAGTTCTTGGAAGTGTCTCATGTAGTCGTTTCTCTTTTTAATTGGTTCAAATCCTAAGCTTGTTAAAACATTGTTTGCTTTATCGATATAATTATCGTATTTATTTCGTATTACTGTTGCGGCACGCCTAATTCTTTTTCTAGTTTTGGCATCTTTGAACTCTTTTGCTAGTTCCATATCTCCATACTCTTTTTTTTGCCCTGATTCGTCCATCCATACGCCTTCGCCGTACTTTTGAACTGCCGCGCTCTCTTTGCTCTTTGCCTTAATCCCCAAATCTTTTATATCTTGCCTTTGCTGATTTTGCCATTTAATACTGTCCGCCTCGTTATCTAGTGCAGGCTGAAATATAAGAGAGTTTATTATGTTTCCCTCTTTTCTTCCAAACACTAACTCCGTAGATCTTATAGTATCGGTATTATTCAGCAAAAGCACGGGAATATTTTTTGCATTATCCAAAGCATCTTCAAAAAAACTGCTTTCATTTTCAATGAGACTTTTGCGAAGTTCTTTTCTCGTCTTTTTGTAAGTGCTTTCGGGTTCTTGCTCTGTTTCAAGTTTTGAAGTTTCTTTTATCGATGCGATATCTTGTGAAGTTTCAACCGTTTTTACAGGTGCTAAATCTTTACCCGTTGCAGTATCTGCGTTGTTTCCTTGATACTTAATGTCACTTCCGAATATATCGTTTTTAGTGGGTGCTATTTGAGTGTTTGGATTTTTAAGAAAAAGTTTGACACTATTTTCAGAATTTTGTGATATACTATTATTGACATCATTTTTATCTTGTGATATAGTGGTGTCAGTGGATGCACCTTTTCCGTTGTTCTTCGCATATTGCGATTGGGCGGCGTGTGCATCCGCTTTTTTTATTGAAATTCGTGTAGGTATAAAATCTATTACATCATATAAAACCATACTATTTCCTGATGTAAACCCAACAATCACTTTTGCTGAATAGTCATTTTCTCCTATACGCATTAAAACATCGCCACGAGCAAATTGTACAAAGTTATCTTTTCTTTCGTGTTTTAAATCTTCATTAATATAATTCGTAGAAGCAATTATAATTTCATCAAGATTGTTTGCAGACTTAAATTTGTCTTTATATACAACCTTATCATATCTTTTATAATGCTGACTGTTTTTTGACTTAGGGTATTCATCTCTTGTAACTGCATTAACCTTTATTAGCCTTCCTTTTACAGGTATTCCAGCGGAAAATTTTTCATTTATAATATTCTTGACTGTTGCTATCCAATCATTTTTTGAAACGCCATCAAGAATGTTTTCATCAATTACAACGATTGGTTTATTTTCAGTTGTATATGTTATAGAATACTTAAAAACACCATCGCTTTTTGCGGTGGTGTTTTTGTACGCCTTGTCAAAAACCTTTTTAACTTTTTCAAGTTCTCTTGCTTCTTTTGAACCCGATGTAGCAAACTTATAGAGGTGCTTGATTTCTTCATATATTTTCTTAAATATGTTCGGCTTTCCCGTAGAAAGGTTGTTAATAAAGTCTGCGTCTGTGAATAGATAATCTCCAACAAGTTCACTTGTTACCTCATCTTCAATATTAGCATTTGTGCCATTATAAAGTCTCTGCATCTCTTTAAACCTTGTATTATACTCGCCTTTTGTAGTGGCAAACTGCTTTACCATTTCTTTAAGCTCTGTATGTTCTTGC